GGCTGTTGAAGTGTTGAAAGACCAAGAAGGCTTGTGTGTATATTATAACAACGAACAACAAATTCGTAAAGTAAAAGCCGCATCATATCTTTTTTTACATCGTGCAAAAAGTGAAATTTCTAGCGTAGACAAAGTGATTGATGTATATATCGATTGGTTTATGCCACGTCACACATTATCACATGAGCCAACCGGTTATGTAGAATTCTTTGAATATCTAACCGAGAAGTTTGACTTTGAAATTGCTACAATGGCAACTGGACACGCTTCGCGCATCTGCGATGCTATGAAAGAAGTTCACAAGATTATGAATGCATTGTTTGAGTTTGCATCTGCTCGTATGAACATCGCTCGCAATATTGCTGCCAAAGAAATCTTACAAGCATACGGAAGCACAGGCAGAAGTGCGATTATATTCAAGATGCTAGATCGCAAGACCATCGGTACCGATGATTATAAAAAATTGCTATACCAGACATTGAAATAAAATATAGTATGGCGCATTTATTTCTGGACTAAATGACAACTGACAATATATTTGCCGATATTTATACAATATGACAAAAATTAAAACTAAAGAAGTCAATACTAAGGAGCAAATTGCTAAACGCCTAGTAATAGGCGATAGAGTATTAAGTTCTTCTGGAAAGATACTCATAGTATCTCTGGTGGTCAATAAAGGAAATCGAATAATTGTTTTATTTGACGGCGACATGGAAGTTGACTTCGAACCATACTTTCAAATCAAAATTGTCGTGATTTAGTTCTTGACTTTTTATATAAATTGATACATAGTTATATTCGAAAGGATATATTATAAATGAACGTAATAAACCAACCAGTATTATCTCTAAACAGTTGTTGGATGCCACTTGGCACCAAGACGGTTAAAGAAGCTCTCATTGCCATGCTCGGAGGTGATGGCAAAAACAATCCTCCCGCTGTAGCAATTGACATGGAATTTCCAGTGGATGTAGACGGAATCGTGGATTGGAACAGTCCGATTAATACAAGTCCTGTTTCTTGGGAAGAGTGGGTCAAGTTACCAGTCCGTGAGTATGACTTGGCAATTCGCACTGCAAGTATGACTATTCGTGCACCGAGAGTAATAGTTCAAACGAACTATGGTAAGATGCCTGTTGTTCAACCACGTCCTACTAAAGAAAGTATCCGCAAGCGCGACGGTGGCATTTGTCAATATACCGGCAAGCCTCTAACCAACAGAGAGGGTAACATCGACCACGTTGTTCCACGTGCGCAAGGTGGTAAGAACACGTTTGAGAACATGGTATGGAGTTGCAAGGAAATCAACAGCCTTAAAGCCGATAAGACACCGCAACAAGCTGGATTAAAACTGATACGCAAACCAGCCGCGCCAAGACCAGTACCAGTTAGTTCTACAATAAATATCGCACATCACCCAAGTTGGGTCCATTTCATGGACAATGTCACTGAAGTGCGAAATGTAAAAATAGCTTCTTGACAACGAGTGCCCTAACTGTATAGTTAGGGCACTTTTTATTATGCTTATATATCTAATTATTCATGGGGTTCTGTGCGTCTCGGTAATTTTTGTTTGTTTAAATAAAATACGAAAGTTGGAGAAATCGGTGAAAGTGCTCTCGGAGGAAATTGCTAAACAAAAAACTTTATTCATTGATTCTGGGAATGCTATAACTGCAACTTTAAAGATTGCCTTCGACAATATAAAAACTTTAAATCACGGTCAAGACAGAATTAAAAAGGAAGTTAAAGAGAATGCAGCTAGAATGAGTCAGCGCACCATTTTTAAACAGGAACAAACGCCGAATCGCAGAACGGTACCAAATAGGTATGTTCGCGGTAAAGTTGAAGAAGAAAAATCCGAGTAACACATGGCAAAGAAGAAATTAAATTCCGACGGTGTGTCCACTCCAAAGGCGAAGGGGCTGTTTGATCATATCAATCAGATTAGAGATAAGCGAGATCCAAACTATTTTAACACTCTCACCGACGCGGATAAAAAGACTTGGTCGAACTATATGATATGCAGGTTTCTTAGCATGCAGTCCGAGTTAGTCGAGGCAATAAACGATTTACAAGCATACCAAGATAAACTTACACCCGAGCAATTTTATAAATTATGCATCGCGGTTATACCCCAAAGCCGTGGGTTCCACCCCTATATCAAAGGCAAGTCTGACAAATACAGCACAGATTTAGTTTACATGCTATCACGCCATTATCGAGAGAGCGAACGCAACGCCATTGAATACCTAGAGTTATTATCTAGAGAAGAACTTGTCAATATAGTTTCTTTGTATGGATATAACGAGAAACAAATTGAAAACTTACTGGAAAAAGCTTGACGAGGAAACTGATATGGATACTATTGTGGTATGGAAACATCGAGTAAAAAAGTGGTGGGGCTTGGAGGTTGTGCCCGAAGTGGAAAAGATACATTTGCTGCTATTCTTGAAATGAAGCTCCGACAGACCGGAAAGTCCGTGAAAAAAATTTCATTGGCTGGGCCGTTAAAACAACAATGTGATTCATTTTTAATAAATAATCTTGGCATATCCGCATTTACCCAAGTCACAGATGAAAAAAATATCATGCGACCATTTCTTGTATGGTATGGTGATGCTCAACGCAAGCGTACTAATGGTAGATACTGGATTGATATTGCAAACAAAGAAATTAAAGAAAGTAACTTTGATTATTATATAGTCACTGATATTCGCTATGACCACTATGACCGCGATGAGCTTTATTGGTTAAAAAAAGAAATGAATGGCACATTGGTGCATATTAGTCGATACGAAGACCACAGAACCAAAATTTCTAAAGTGTCGAATCCAATCGCAATCAAAAAGTTTATTCCTCCCGCGAATGACCACGAAATGATCAATGACCCAAAGATACAAAAAAACGCCGACTTTATAGTACAGTGGCCAACGATGCTTGGTTATGCCGAAGAACTTACGACAAATCCAGAGATGATAAAATACGTTGAAGACTTTCTTCAATCGTCCGTGTCATCATCGAAGTCTTCTTCCTGAAAATCTTCCTTCGTCAGTCCAAGCTCCATTATCATAATTTTTATTAAAAAAGCCAACTCTTGTTTTTTTGGATGCTCAGTTTTTATCTTCCTAGCCAATTCTTTGGCGTACTTTTTACAATCGACTTGTTTTTTCTGTTCGTTGTCTAGATATATTATACCGGGTATTGGATTTTTTGGATCGTGCATATTCTGATACGCCGCTAATTTTTTCTGGAAGGCTAAACCGAAATCAGCTTCGGACTTGCTTTTTTCCTTTAGTTCTTTTTTTATTTTCTCTATTTCAATCAACGGAACTATCTTGGCTATTGAGAAATTTTTAAGCACTCCTGTTTTTTGCAAAACATGAGAAAACATAATATCTGATTTATTGTCTTTCATTAAATTGTTTAAATGTCATGTATATAAGTATAAGGAAATATTTAAAAGTTTTTATGTTTTGACATTTGAGAAGAAACCGGTATATTCCACCAACATGACATCACAAAATACACAACCAAAAGAAAGAGGATCTTCAAAACTGGAAATCGCAGCCGAATCATCCGAAAACTCGGCAACAAACGATTCCTCACCGGAAGTTCAAAAGAAGATGGCTAGTGTGAGCTTCAGTCAATATTCTATGTGGCTAAAGTGTCCGATGCAATGGAAACTTTCGTATATAGACAAGCTTGCCCCATACGAAAGTAGTATAAATACCGTATTTGGTGACGCTATCCATGAACCACTACAAGTATATCTTGAATGTTTATACACCAAAGGTTCGGTTGAAGCCGATGCAATAGATGTGCATGCCATTTTCACTAAGAAATTTGAAGAGGGTATTAAAGAATTATCGGTTGCAACCGACGAGCAGATGTTATTGACCGAGGAAGAACGAGACGCGTTGGAACTTATATCTCAAGACGACGTTGTTGCATTTAAGCAGGATGGTAAAAACATCTTGGACCATGTTATGTCGCCGACTATCCGCCGCAAACACTTTCCGTCTAAAGTATACGAGTTTGTGGGCGTAGAATTGCCATTGGAGATTCCAATTCGAGGAGGTAAAATTTTATACAAAGGCTATCTCGACATTGTATTACGAGACAAAGCCCTAGACAAAATTTTAATCTTGGATTTTAAGACATCGACCTACGGGTGGAACAAATATCAAAAGGTTGATCGTACTAAGATAGATCAGCTTCTTTTATACAAAAGATTTTATCATCAAATGTTCAAGGTTCCGATGGACAAGATTGACGTTGAATTTTTTGTTTTGAAGAGGAGGCTATACGAGGATGCCAAATTCCCACAAGATATAATTCAAAGAATCTCTCCTCCAAACGGAAAACTGAGTATGAGAGCAGTCGAGCAGAGTTTCTTGGAATTTATCAATGGTTGTTTTACACCGGAAGGTATCCACGATAAAAACGCGACTTATATGAAGAATCCCGAGAAAGCTCGTAAAAACTGCAAGTACTGCATCTTCAAAACCCTTAAAAGCCCAGAAGGGAAACTATACTGCGACGGTAAAGAGGGCTGCTAGTTTATATAACAAAGTTTTAGTTTTTATATGAACTGAAAAGCATTTTCATATATATGTATATAGAGAAATCAATAAAACATATATATGAAACTAAAATCAAATCACGAAACGAGCTTTACCTCTATCCACATATTCAAAGACAAATACAACGGTTTTAAAGAAGCCGGTGTGTCCAGTGGAATAACATTACAGAAACTAGTCAACCGCTGTGTATATCTTTATACGAATGACCCAGAATTCAAAGCTAAGATCGACGCAACGAATGATCTACAAACCAGCGGTTCTGCGTTTTAATGTATTGACAACGGAACAAAAATGTACATTATCTAAAACCGTGTAAATAATACACAAATTTCTAAACGGTTATAATAAATATGGAAAACATATCATCTACAAGTGTCAGTGTCAAATCCCTACCAAAAGGGTATATTCCACAGGATCAAAGAAAAAAGATTCTGTTGCTATGCGACGATCTGCGAATGCATTCTGGAATTGCAACGATGGCAAGAGAGTTTGTATTGGGAACCGCCCATATATTCAACTGGGCACAAATCGCTGGATCAGTCCAACACCCAGAAAAAGGAAAGATTTTCAATCTTGACGCGGCTACAAACGAGTATGCTGGCATTTCTGACGGATATACTCGTCTATATCCAGTTGATGGTTATGGCAACCCAGACATCTTAAGGCAGATCATGTCGTTGGAAAAACCAGACGCAATCTTGCATTTCACCGATCCTCGCTTCTGGGGATGGTTATACCAAATTGAACGCGAGATCCGCCAAATTTGCCCAATTGGTTATTATAGCATATGGGACGATGTTCCATATCCAATGTATAACCGTGCTTTCTATGAAAGCTGCGATTGGGTTGGTTGTATCAGCAAGCAAACCAAGAACATTGTTGAAAATGTACTTGGTTCCAGCTTGAATAAGCCAACTACCGTAACATATGTGCCACATGGCATCAATACGAATACATTCAAGCCACTCACGTCGGATGAAGATCTGAAGAAGTTGGCTGAATTAAAGAAGCAGCTGTTTAAGAAAGATTATAATTACGTCATTTTTTACAACAACCGTAATATTCGTCGCAAGCAAACTTCTACAATCATGCTTGCATATCGCAATTTCTGCGAAAATTTGACGAAGGAAGAAGCTTCTAAGGTTGTATTGTTCATGCACACCAATGCTATTGATGAAAACGGTACCGACTTGCTTGCATGTAAAGAAGCATTTTGCCCAGATAATGATGTTGTGTTCAGCGAGGCAAAGATCATGCCAGACACTCTAAATCAATATTATAATATTGCAGACGTAACCATCAATTTGTCCGATAACGAAGGATTTGGACTAGGTACCGCTGAAAGTGTTTCCGCTGGTACACCAATCATTGTTACTGTAACAGGCGGTCTACAAGATCAATGTGGATTCACCGATGAGAATGGCAACCCAGTAGAATTCAATTCTGGGTGGGGAAGCAATCATGACGGCCGTTATAAGAACCACGGTAAGTGGGTCACACCGATCTACCCGGGTGCTAGAATGGTCCAAGGCAGCATTCCTACTCCATATATCCTAGCCGACTATGCTCGTTGGGAAGATGCCGCAGAAGCAATGATGTATTGGTATATAATCGGTAAAGATAAGAGAGAAGAACTTGGAATGGTTGGTCGTGAGTGGTTGAGCAACGAAGGAAATCTCAATAGTGGCTATATGTGTGATACAATGGCATCTGGGTTGACCGGCATGATTAATAACTGGAAGGGCCGTGAGTCATTCAATATTCATCGCCACGATGAGTATGTGGGTCACAATATGCCTAACAAACAACTTGGATTCATACTTCCAAAGATCGACCGTGACGAAGTAATAAATAAATTCAACTAAGATGGATATCGAACCAGTTAATTCAGGATCGTTCGTCGCCGACAAGTCGGACATACTGAAATATCTTGCCGAGAAATACAAACTTGAATTTTCTGGTTCAAAATCTGAAGTAATTGCGTACCTAAATACAAATTATCCATTGACATCGAGGCAAGATGCCCATACAGTTGGGGATCGTTTTTCAATAGAAAAATTTGGAACGCATGAAGAACAACTTGAATATTACAATTCAACAAATCCATTCGCAGATGGAACTTGTATTCTATATTTCATGGAGACAACAGATATCAAAAAAGACACCGACAACAATCCTCAAGATGTTGTGGTGTCAATCGAAGTAAAGTCAATTAAAGTCAAGATTAACAACTAAAACAAATAAAATATTATGGCGAATAAACTAACAAAAGAAGAAGCAAAGACAAAAGTATACGAGCTAACCAAACAGCTCGCCGAAATCAAGAAGGAAAAGAAGGCAGTAAATGTCGATTTCAAGGATCGTATTAACGACGTTGAAAACGAAATCGAAGCCATTATTGAGGAGCAAGAGGCCCAAAACACACAAGGCACCGCTCCCTAATCAGTATATAAAGGTCATATAACATGAGTAACGAAATTAAACCAGTCTGCGTAATACAAGGACCGATTGCATCTCGGTCTGGTTATGGAGATCACTGCCGTCAAATCGCAATTGCGATAATCAATTCTAATAAATTTGATGTCAAGATTGCGGCGACACGTTGGGGATCTTGTCCATTAACCGAGCTTGACGACGAAAGCAAGCCAATGGCCAAGGAAATCAAGAGCAAGATATTGACCAATCCAAATATTCCGACACCGGAGCTATTTGTACAAGTCTCTATTCCAAATGAATTCCAACCCCTCGGAAAATTTAATATCGGTGTTACTGCCGGTATTGAAAGTACCACACCAAAACCTGAGTGGGTAGAAGGACTAAATCGTATGAATTTGAATGTGGTTCCTTCCAAGTTTGCCAAAGATGTATTTGTAAATTCGGTGTTTGAAAAACAACATCAAAACGGCCAGCGAGAAGTTGTTAAGCTTAATAAACCAATTGAAGTTGCGTTTGAAGGCGTTGACACTAACATATACAAAAAGACAAGTGAACCGAACCAAGGGTTGGATGACGGATTGAAGCAGATACCAGAAGAATTTTGCTATCTGTTCGTTGGCCACTGGCTACAAGGCGATATTGGTGCAGACCGTAAAGATATCGGCATGTTGATCAAAGTTTTCTCCGAGGTATTCAAAAACAAGAAAAATAAACCCGCTCTAATCTTGAAGACGAGTGGCGCGACTTTTTCTCATATGGATAAGACGGAAATTCTTGGAAAAATCAACAAGATTAGATCGACTCTGTCTGGAAACTTGCCAAATATCTATGTTATTCATGGAGATCTTACTCAAGAACAATTGAATAGACTATACAACCATCCAAAGGTTAAAGTACACGTTAGTTTCACTCACGGAGAAGGATTTGGTCGCCCTTTACTAGAAGCAACGCTGAGTGGTAAGCCACTTCTTACTTCAAACTGGAGCGGGCACAAGGATTTCCTGCCGGAAGAATTGTCCAATTTGTTGCCCGGCACCTTGGGGAATATTCCCCCAAGCGCATGTAACGAATGGCTGGTAAAAGAAGGTCAATGGTTCAATGTGAACTATAGTATTGCTGCGCAAAAGTTGGATGACATGTTTGAGAACTACACCAAGTATGTTCCAAATGCCGAAAAGCTACGTGTTCAAAACTCTGAAAAGTTTACACTTGAAGGTGGAAACGAAGTATTTGTTGAAATAATGAATAAGTACTTGCCGACGTTTGAGAAGAAAGTAGCCATTTCGCTACCGAAGTTTAAAAAAGTTACTCCAGTGACACAGCCCGCGTGAATATTAGCTATTTAGTAACTTGTAAGAATGAAAACGACGAGCTGCGTAGATTGACTACGCAGCTTAGTCGCCATATCAGCGAGAATAAATTGGGCGACGAGATCGTTATACTCAACGATTTTACAGACAATCCCGATACTATTCAAATACTCAAAGAATTTGAGAATGTTGAATATGTTAATATTGTAAAACATAGTCTTAATGGAAATTTTGGTGAACACAAGACATACGGGTCAAGATGCTGCGCGAAAGATATAATTATTCAGCTCGATGCTGACGAATATTTGGCTACTCCATTCCTTGAAAATATGCACGAGTTGTTGGAATGTAATCCAACGGTTGAACTATACAGAGTACCAAGAGTTAATATCGTGAGAGGAGCTACGGCGGCTGATGCTATGCAATGGGGGTGGAGATTTTTCAACATTCCTCAACATCCAAACTTGCCCATTATCAATTGGCCGGACTATCAATCTAGAATATACAAAAATTCCGAGAAGATATTTTGGAAGAAGAAATTGCATGAGACGATCACCGGCGCGGCGATAGTAACAGAGATACCGTTGGATCCAGATTTTGCGATTATACACGACAAAACTATAGATAGGCAAAGAAAACAAAACGAGTTTTATAATAAAAATTGGTCAATTCAAGAAAACCAAGGACTTGGATAAAATATGAATAAATTAACTGAAATTGGACTACAAACCCGCACAGATAAAGCGTACGGTCATAGATTCACAGAATTCTATTACGACTATTGCATAAAATACACAAGCCCAAAACTTTTGGAAGTTGGGGTTTCCGATGGATACTCCCTTGACATGTGGAGCAAGTTTTATGAAACTGGTGAAATTGTTGGTATGGATATAAACATATCAGCGTTTATATCCACTCAAAGAATCCCATACGACGCAACATTGCAAGAAGTTAAGATGGGAAACATCACGGTATATAGCGGGGACCAAGAAAATAAAGACGATCTTCTTAAGAGCTTAAACTATCACAAGGAATATGATATTATCATTGATGATGGCGGACATACTATGAAGCAACAACAGATTACACTCGGAACTCTATTTCCATATGTAAAATCTGGCGGAATTTTTATTATGGAAGACTTACACACGTCGTTTCATGGTGGATATAACCCATTTGACGGAAACCTTTCTACATACGAGATAATTGAAAAGATCTCGATGAATGAACGTTTTGAATCTCCTTATATAACACAAGATCAAGTAAATTATATATTAGACAATACAAAATATGCAAAACTGTTTTATCACGAATTTAACGATAGAGGCAGTCATTCAACCAGTATTATATTCAAGAAGTAAAATCTGATTATTCAAAATTATGAAAATTTCAATCATAGGCCATAGCCACTTAGCATTTGTTACGGCGGCATGCATGGAACAATTTCACAAAGTCAATGTGGACGACAACAAGGTTGCTGACTCTGACTTGATTTGGGTGTGTTATGACACCCCCGTTGACGAGGCTGGAAAGCCAAGTCCAGAGACTGTTATAAAAAATCTAGAAACTATATTACCCCTCGTAAAAGACGACACGGTCGTGGTTATATCATCTCAAGTTCCAGTTGGAACATGTTTCATGATTCAAACATTATATCCAAAGTTGAATATAGCATGTTCTCCAGAAAATTTACGCCGTGGAAAAGCTATCAATGACTTTATGAATCCAGAAAGAATCGTTGTTGGGTGCGATTATACGTCTAAGGAAAAAATAGAAGAACTGTTTGCTCCATTAAACAGACCAATATTCTGGACAAGTGTTGAAACAGCCGAAATGATCAAACACGCTATAAACTCTTATCTTGCACTGTCCATTGCGTTTATAAATGAAATAGACAAGATTTGTAGCGTATCCGGTGCCAACTCTAAAGATGTGGCATATGGACTACAATCCGACAAGCGTATTGGCTTTTTATCATATCTAAAGCCCGGCGGCCCATATACAAATGACACTTTAGGTAGAGAAATATATACTCTAATTGAGCTTGACAAAAAGTTCAATTTAGGATTAAGTCTATTCCCAGCAATTAAAAAATCAAACGATGCGCATAGTAATAACAGGTAACAGTTCGGGTATAGGTAAGATGATTACCGATAGGCTGGAGTCTCAGGGTCATACTGTGATCGGGTTAAACCGATCCGGAAAAATGTCGTGTGATGTCACAAACTACGAACAAGTAGAAGACTGGGCAAGATATATACTAGATACATACAGTAATATAGATGGCTTGATCACGTGCGCCGGAACACAGGGAGAGATGGGAAAGATATTAAAAACCGATCCTGACAGTTGGTCTGAAACAATACGGGTCAATTTAGATGGAACATATAACAGCATTCGTGCTTTTTATCCATTGATGGATCTTGCTCGCCGCCCGAAGATTTTATGTTTTGCTGGTGGTGGTGCCGCAAATGGCCGTCCGTTCTTTTCTGCGTATGCATCCGCCAAGGCAGGGGTTGTTAGACTAGTTGAGACATTCTCAATGGAAGAAACTGATGTGGATATAAACGTAATCGCCCCGGGCGCAATCAAAACGAATATTATAAACAAGGCACTTCAGTTGGGTCCGCAAGTTATAGGGCAAGAAGAATATAACAAAGTAACTAAGCAAAATGAAGGTGGGGATGACCCAACCTATATGTTGGAGTTGGTAGATTGGCTATTGTCGGAAAAGAGTGATGGAGTGTCGGGTAGATTCATCAGTGCCAGATGGGATGACTGGAAAAATTTCAAATCGAGAGAATTGAGCAGTGACATCTATAGGTTAAGACGTACAATTTTATGAAAATAGGATTACACGTAAATCAATTGGATCACAGAGGAAATAGCACAGTTGCATATGATTATGCAATTGCGCTGCGAGATATTATGGGACATACACCGGTGGTAATAAGCTCTAAATCCAAATCGACGCATCCAACGGATAGATTTTCGCAATTCGGGATACATTTGTACGGCGATATTACCGATATAACAAATATCATAGATTCCGAAAAAATTGATGTGTTATATATGGCCAGAGCTGGGAACAACAATGAGTTTACTCCTACAAACTGCAAGACTGCAATACATGCCATATTCGATATGAGAGAACCGCACGGAAACGTGTATGCCGGTGTAAGTGAATGGTTAGCCAAGTTTTTCAATAAAGAATTATGGGTACCTCACATCGTCGATATGCCAAAAGTAAATGAAACTCTACACGCCGATTTATGTATACCAAAGACGGATTTTATAGTAGGTAGACTGGGTGGATATGATCAGTTCGACATTCCGTTTGCACATACCGCGATTTCTAAAGCGTTGGAACAAAGAAGCGACTTGTGGGCCATATTTTTGAACACAAAGCCGTTTATTGCACATCCACGGGTGAAGTTCTTACCATTCCATCCGGACCCATTATACAAGAGTAAATTTATAAACACCTGTGATGCTATGTTGCACGCTAGAACGGACGGTGAGACGTTCGGACTTGCCGTAGCCGAATTTTCTGCATTAAATAAACCCGTAATTACATATGATGCACCTTATTGGTGGTATATGAGAGCACACTTGGATATGCTTGGAGACAAAGCGATCAAATATCAAGATGAAAGTGACTTATTAACCTATCTGAAAGATATTGACAAAGATTACGTAAAAGATGTAGAATGGGATTGCTATTCTGTCAAATTTTCGCCAGCAAACGTCATAAAAAAGTTTGAAGAAGTTTTTATAAGATGAATTATTTTTATAATGTATTACAGAGGATGCATACTAGAGGAGAAAATCCAACTGGATTTATTGACGCGGGTGCACATTTTGGCGAAACCAATGAGTTGATTAGATCCGTATATCCAGACTCCAGAGTTGTTTCGTTTGAAGCAAATCCTCACTGCGAACACATTTTGAAAGAAAAAGGCATTGAATACTTCATATGTTTGTTGGGCAAAGAGCGTATAGAAGGAGTTCCATTCTTTTTGAATCCAAACGACGTAACATCTACTGGATGCTCCATATACAAAGAAGAATCTATACACTTTAAAGACGCGGAAGCTATCAGTTTGGATATGTATAGATTGGACGAGATCATACCATTAGAAGCAAAGATGAATTTCTTGAAGATGGATGTACAAGGCGCGGAGATTGATATACTAGAAGGAGCGCACAAATTACTACCATCTATAAAATGGATTTATTTGGAGGTATCGTTTGTAAAATGTAACGACGGCGCTCCACTCTTCGACACCATATTTAAATATTTAACAGACAGAAACTATCGTATATCTGATCTGTGTGACCCAACGTGGGTTGACAATAGATTATTACAATGCAACTTTTTATTTGAACAAACATGAAAATAACATTATCTTCGGACCAGTTAAATTCAATAGACACAATTACTAAATATTCGGATTATATCCCCGCTGAATATAGACAGTATTATCACCTAAGCGCGGGTCAAGAGCATTATAGATTGCTAATCCATCTGACTTCTTATTACAATAACGAGCTACTGGTAGATATGGGCACAAATCATGGTGCCTCTGCGCTTGCTTTGGCAAACAATCCCACAAACACCGTATATAGTGTCGATATAGTTGACTTAAAGTCGGGAGAACCGTTATTGCCCAACTGCAAATTTGAGCTAGGCGATGTATTGCAAAACCAATCTATATTTGAAAATATGATGAAGTCCAGATTCATCATGCTTGATACGTACCACGAGTATGATTTCGAAATCGCCTTCTATAATAAATTGGTGGAAAATAATTGGAAAGGTATCATGATTTGTGACGATATCCACTTGAATCCACCAATGCACAGATTTTGGTCCGAAATAGCCCACACGAAACTGGACATAAGCAAGTATGGGCATGGGTCTGGTACTGGCGTAGTTATAATGGATGACACCGAATTTGAGCTTCGCTGATAATGAAAATACTGTTTGTAAGTAAAGGTGATCTACCGGATCTACAATGCGACACTGTACTCCACGGTGCTAGATCTTTATTTGGAAGCGACTTTGTCGATGTAAATAGAGCTTGGTATATGTACAAGAGAGATAAGGATCTTTATTGGAGTGAGCGTGTACCAAATGGTGGAAATAGCTATGGATTGGGATTCTATTTGAATGGAAACCTGCCAGACGATAACGATGTCGATAGATCCGATATATTATCCAAAATAAAAAATAAATATTTTGATTTGGTTATATACGGATCTTGTACTCGTTGTTTAGACTATATAAAAGAAGTTCTTGAGATTTATCCAAAGGATAGAATATTTTTTGTAGATGGCGAAGACGACCAAACTGTTCGTTCACAGTTTTCAGATATGGGTCATTTGTTTAAACGAGAATTGGCAATTTCGAAGACCGATAGTCTACATCCGATTCAATTTGGAGCACCCAAAGAAAAAATCGTGAATAATGTTCCAAAAAAAATCAAAGATTATGGTACCGTTATTCCGGGCGATCTTTCCACTTATGTTTTTAAAGACGAATTTACTTATTATAAAGATTATCAAGATTCTTATTTTGGTGTAACAATGAAAAAAGGCGGATGGGACTGTGGGAGACACTATGAAATACTAATGAATGGGTGTGTTCCATTTTTCGTTGATATTGATGGATGTCCGGAAAATACGATGACTAAGTTTCCAAAAGTCACGATATCCGAAGTATGT